GTGGCTTCGTCGCCGATGATCAGCTTGTGGGCGGCGTGGTAGCCCTGCATCCCCTCCTCCTTCGTGGCGACCTGGCCACGAAGGAAGTGGTTGCCGGCGGAGTCCTCCAGAAAGGTCTCGACGGGCGCAAGACGTCCCGGAATTTCTACCCCTCTCTCTGCGGCTTCACCGATTGCGAGCCTTATTTCGCCCCACAAGTTGTCCCGAAGGTGGGTTTCTTTCGAGGAGGTGGTCAGCACCTTGGACCCACGACAACCGCCCTTGGTGCCGGTGGGGTCGCAGGACACGCACGGCGTGCCGGGGGTGTAGGCGTCGTAGAAGGCCAGGGCGAGGCGGGCTGCCAGGTGGGTCTTACCCGAGGCGTTGCACGACGGCACGGCCACCCGGGCTCGACGAGTGGACATAGCGGTAGCAATCTGCTGCTGAATCGACCACAGTTCCCGGCCAGTGGCGGCCTCAACCCAGGATCCCAGGTCGAGCATGCCGAGTTGACGGAGGCGGTCTCGGGTGGAAACCGTTTCAACGGCGGTCATAGGCGCACAGTGTAGGAAGCGTTCATCGAGAAGTAATCGACTCCCCCCCCTAGCTGGTAGAAGCTGCCGTCAGCGAAGGCGGCCAAGAGGCCGTGGGTTTCGGTGCTGCCTGAGCCCGACGACTGGGTCCAGGATTGGTTGCGGGTGAGCCGGCCGATCAGTTCGTCGGGCAGCGTGAATATGGCGGCCAGGGTGGAGCCGTTGGCTATCACACCTCGGGTCTGGAGTTCGTCGCCGATGAGCCGCCACTCTCCTGGCGTGTAAACGGCAACGTCCAGATTCTCCCAGCCGTTCTCGAAGACCATCTTCGTCCAGCCGTTGGTACCTGGGGGCGACACGGAGAACCGGATCGTGAACAGGCCGGCGTAGACGTTGCTGCCGTCGTGGATCCGAATGCCTCCGTCCGGCCGCACCTCCAGCCGACCGTTGACCGCCGGGTTGGTGTCGATGGGGAAGATGAAGCGCTTGATCGGCCGGTAGCCCGTGGGGAGGGTGAAGACGTTGGCTGTCGAGCCCACCGTGCCGCCGGTGATTAGCCCCCTGACCTCGACCATGTCGCCGACTCGCCGGTAAGCAGCAGGCGCCCAGCCGCCACCGAAGTTCGTCCAGGAATTCTCGAAGGCGGTCACGGCCTTCCAGCCGGCGGATCCGTCCGCAGCGACGGAGAAGCGGGCCATGACATCGGAGTAGTACGGGGCGCCGCCTCGTTGGACACTGATCGTTCCGTCCGAGAGGACATTGAGCCGAGCGTGTGTGGGGCCAGAAGCGTCCTCGGGGTACAGGTGGTGCCCTACGGGGCGGTAGCCGGGCGGTAGCGTGAAAGCCGTGGCGGAATCCGTGCCATTCTTCATAGTCCCCCTAATCTCGACGACATCACCAATGCGCCGATACTGCGCCTCTTGATAGTAGTCCAAGCTGTAGTTCACCCACGAGTTGGTGAAGTAGTTCGTTGGCGTCGAGACTTGGCTCCACCTTATGTCCTTCTCCCGGAGAAGTAATTGGCGGTCACGTTCCAACAACGTGTTCTTGATCGTCTGGAGGTTCTGAGCAATCTGGGACTGGGCTACACCGTCAACGCCCGTCAGGTAGGGGAAGGGGACTCGTTCTCTCACGGCAACACCGAGAAGTGCATTCCGCTCAGCGTCAGGTATGTAGACGTGCCAGCCAACAAGGAGACTTGACCGTCCGAGGTAATGTCGACTCTGGCGTGGGCATTCGTAGCGTCGACGCACCAGAGATGTTCACGACAGGGGCGGTGACCCTCCGGCAAGGTGAAGATAGTACCGCTGCCGCCGGCTACCAATCCTCGTAGTTGAACTTCATCTCCGACAAGTCGGTACTCCGCAGGGACGTACAACGAGACGTCGTAGTTGCTCCAGCCGCTACCAAAGATCACCTTTGTCCAGCCTTCTGTTCCCGTAGGAGACACGGAGAAACGCATAGTAAACAAACCGTAGTAGCTATTACTGCCGGAAACAGGAATAACATCGCCGTCGGCTTCAACCGTTAGTTCCCCATGTCCAAACGTAACTGCTGAACTATCAGCCGAGAAATGAACAGTCTTAGTCGGTCTATACCCAGTAGGCAACGTGAAAGCCGCCACATTTAGAGTGCCGCCGGTGATTAGCCCCCTGACCTCGACCATGTCGCCGACTCGCCGATAGGCAGCAGGCGCATAGCCTCCGCCGAAGTTCACCCACGAGTTCTTGAACCCGATCCCACCAGACACGGCGGTCCACCCCTCGACCCCAACCTCTGATACAGACCATCGGGCATGGATGTCGGTATAGGCGTTCGCAGGCACTCTCGGAATGATCTGTCCGTCACTCTGGGCGTCGACACGCCCGTGCGCATTAGCGTTGGAATCGGTCGGGAACAGGTGGTGACCGCCGCCGGGTCGGAACCCTACGGGCAACGTGAGGGCCGCAGAACCGATGGTGCCGCTCTTTATCATGCCCCGCAACTCGACAACATCACCAATGCGCCGATACTGCGCCTCTTGGTGGTACCCGATGCTGTAGTTCACCCATGAGTTGGTGAAGTAGTTCGTTGGCGTCGAGACCTCGGTGAAGTTCACACCTGCGTCGATGCGATCCGCCCGGCGCTGGAGGGCGTCGAGGTCATTCATGATGTCGGCGAAGTCTTGGGCCAACTCATCCTGGGGCTGGGGCTCCAAACCCTGGACGTAAGGGAAGGGAACTGCCGGACCGACTGCCATGGCCCGACCTTAGTGCCCGACGTACAGGCCGGCCCGGTTCCGCCGCCACTTGTACGGTTCGATTACTACCCCGCCCGACTGGACAAACTCGACCCCCAAGCCCTGCCAGCGGACGTTGCTGGCCCAAGTGGCCGTGCCTGTGGTCTCCAGGGCGAGGCGGTGCTGTGCTTCGCTGGAGGAGTTCGGAGTGGCGAAGGGGTGGTCGCCTATCTCGGTCCAGGAGGCTCGGGGCGTGACGGCCTCGTTGGCCCGGTGGAGGAAGAAGTCCGAGAGGATGTTGTTGGCCGAGCCCACGGCGCCGAAGGTGACCGTGCCAGTGGTCCCGGTCAGGCCGGTGGCCGCTGACACGACGTTTCGCACGGGCGTGGCTATGTCGAAGTCGGTGATCTGAATGACGTGCCAGTGGAAACCGGTAGCCGTTACAGCGCCCACGGTGGTAAGCGTGATAGTGCCCGAACCCGGAGAGGCCCCAGCAGTCATGTACCCGGACATGACCCGAGAGATGCCGTCAACTTGGTCGTGCGTGTTGACGCCTCCGGGGGAAACGATGGTCATGCCCGAGAGGGCCGTGGTGAGCGTGATGGCGGGGGCAGTCGTGGCGTGCCGGGTGGCGCACCAGATCCACAAGAACGAGTTGGCAGCCGGACTCACACTGGCCGTGGCGGCCGAGGTGCCATCGGTCGTGATTCCGTTGCTCGTCAGGAGCGTCAGGGCGATAGTCATGGTCGGCTCAGAACTGCTGGACCCAGAGCGCCACAATCAGGTCGTCGGTGCCTCCGTACTGCGCTGCCGGCGTGCCCTTAGCAACCAGGTGTCCGAAGATGTTGGCCGAGCCGGAGGTGACGAACGGGGCCGAGACCGGACCGCCGTGCTCCTCGCCTTTGCACCAGGCGCCGGAGACGGTGTTGCGGTAGTCGGCGGCATCAAAGTCAATGACAGCGAACGGGCGGGCGGTGATGAGGTTGGCGTCGGTGAGATCCCAGGCGCCAGAGTCAGCACTAGCCGCCGTAGGATCTGACTCGAACAACCACAGTTCAAGACCGTTCAAGGCGGTAACGGTTTCGGTGATGACCGATGCGCCGACGACCATGCCGCCCCGGCCAGTGGCGAGCGCTGCGGCGAAGGTCATCTCGCCGCCGATCTGGTCGTTGTCGACGTAGCCCGAGGTGGCGATGGTAGGGGTGGCCGTGACTCGTACCTGACGGGCCTGAACGGTAGCGACCTGTCCGCCTTCGAGCGTCAGCCAGATATGTGAGACATCGCCGTCGTCCTGCGCCGTAGGAACTGTGGTCTCGACTCGGCCACCGATGAGCACCGGGCTTCCCGAAGCGGCCGTGCCTTCGGCGACGCTTCCCGACACCGTGACCCCGCCGTCCACGGTGATCGAGCCGCCAGCATCGGCAATGTTCACCGCACCCTTACGAGTACCCCAAATTTGGACCTGGTCTCCGTCCGCTGACACGTCGCCGGGAGCGGCAGTCGAGGCCCGCACAGAGATCCCAAGCAGACCGCCGGCAAGTGGGGCGTCGGTAGCCTCAAAGCCCTCGACTTGGCCGGCAACGCTGAAGGGGAAATCGGGGTCGCCGGCCACCCACAAGGATCCGCTGCCCGTAGCGTGAGCAGCAATCCAGTCGCCGTTGGCGGTGACCGACGCCGTTCGAGTATCGTCACGGCGCAGCAAGGCGGTTTGTCCCACTGGATCGGCGGGAGTAGCGACGTCTTCGGTATAAGCCGTGATGTTAGAGACGGCGACTGTGCCGTCAACCGTCAGCGAAGCGCCGTTGTCATCGACGGAGAGCACGCCGGTCGAGTCGTTAGCGATAGTCACCCGCTGAGCAGTAGCTTCAGCGCCTCCCCCGACCACGGAGAGGACCGGGTTGTCCACGGTGAGCGAACCGGCACCGTCGTCCACACTTAGGGTCGAACCGTTGTCGTCGACGGAGAGCACGCCGGTCGAGTCCGAAGCGAGCGTGACCCGCTGGGCTGTGGCTTCGGCGCCTCCACCCACGACGGAAAGGACTGGATTGTCGACCGTCAGCGAAGCGCCGTTGTCGTCGACGGAGACCAGGCCCGTAGAGTCGTTGGCGAGCGTGACACGGAGGGCCGTCGCCTCTACGCCGCCTCCCACAACGGACAGCGCTGCGTTGTCGACGGTGATCGAGTTGCCTGAGTCGTGGATTCCAACCTCGTCCCACACCCCCGACTGCGTCACGGCCACGGTGCCGCCCACGGACGAGACGGCCACCGAACCGTCGACCGTCAACGAGCTACCGTTGTCAGTGACCGGAATGGCGTCGACATGCTTGACGTACATCTCACCCTTGTCGGTGCCCCGGGCGGCGACGTTATCGCCGTCCGCCGATGTCTGACCGGAGAGGACGTCATTCCGTATGAGGATCTGAGCGTTGCCGATCGGGTCGGCCGCCGCAGCCGCATCCTCGGTGTACTGCGTGCCTCCGCCTACGGCGACGGGCGTGCCGCCGGTATCGAGAAGCGTGACGTATTGGGCGCCGAAGTTCGTGCCTCGAACAGCGACGTTGTCACCATCAGCAGAGGTCAGCCCCGCAGGCGTGTCCTGGCGAACAACGATGGTGGCATTACCGATTGGGTTGGCTGCGGCCGCAGCGTCCTCGGTATATTGCGTCCCGCCACCAACGGCGACGGGCGTGCCGCCGGTATCGAGAAGCGTGACGTATTGAGCGCCGAAATTCGTACCCCGGACGGCGACATTGTCGCCATCGGCGTCCGTGATTGCTGCGGGAGTATCCGTCCGCACGAACAGCGGAACACCGCCGACAGGGTTACCCGAGGCGACTGCATCTTCGGTGTACTCGGTGCCTCCGCCTCCAGCCCCGCCTGCGCCTTCCCACAGTTCCTCGGGGCCGGCCAGGCCGCCGACGTCAACGATGACAACCTGACGAGTCAGGCCGTCACGATCTACTGCTCGGGGGATTGCCTCGGTACCCTGATTGTCGGCCATGGCGCCTCAGTTCGAGGCGAACACCGACACGGAGTACGTGATCGAGTCGGCGTCTCCGTGGACAGGGGCCACCCGCATGCGGGGGACCAGACCGTGCTGGGCGACCGTGTTGGCGCCGGCAGGAATGCGGGGGTCGACTTTCAGCGTGGTCGTGCCGGTGGCGGTGACAGCGGCCGAGGCCAGGAGGTCGAACCACTCGTTGGCGGCCTCATCCCAACCTTGGATCGTGAAGACGACCGAGGGCGTGGCGGCGATGGCCGACACATCGATGCGGATGGTGATGCCGACAGCCGAGCGGGGCGGGCCGAACTCGGTGTCGACCAGTTGAGCAGCGGTGAGCGTGGCCGTGCGTGCGGCCGAGACGAGCAGGACGCCCGCTGCCGGGAGCGTGTCAGCGCCCAGGACCGTGCGGCGGCCCATGTCAGTCTCCGACGAGCAGGACGTCCACGACGAGCGTGGAGAGGTTGGTCGTGTTCGCCACCTCGGCCATCGCTGCGCCGTCGACCGTGGTGTCCACCCAGAAGACCAAGATCTTCTTGTTGGTCCGATCCCAGACGAAGTGGTACCCGCCGGTGAGCGGGGCTCGCTGGCTGAAGAAGACGAAGGCGGGGGTGAAGCCGCACAGCGCCGCCAGGTTCACAGCCTCGCCGTTGGTGGGGTACGAGGAGTCGAACGTGATCGAGTAGACGGCTGTGGGGCGGGCTCCGAGAGCATTGGGTCCGGCCCTGCCCTTCGTGACGCCGGTAGAGACGGTGACGGCCATGGGTCTGAGAGTATCAGGACCCTTCGGTGACCCTGCTCGGCCAGGCGAGGTGGCTCAGCAGACACTTCGAGATGTTCAGCCAGACTTGGTGATCCAGCCAATCTCCCAGCCCTGGATCCAAATGTGCAAACGCCCATTCCCAGGCGAGGGCTTCATCGGCCAGGCTGCCGGCCTCGACGTCGTATTCGTGGAGAATGTGTCCGAACTCGTGCAATCCGACGACGTACTTCGTGGCGGTGCCCGGCCGGGGAATCCACACCATCGGAGCGTGGCCGTTGCAGGCAGCGGCCTCGTCGATAGTGCCGACCCACTCGATCTCGATGCCTTCGGCAAGCGACTGGAGGTGGGTTACGGCCGTGGCGAGGGGGAACCTCACCTCGGCATCATCCCGCCGGGGCCGGCGGCGTTCGCCGGGCCAGGTGGCTGCCCCTGCCGGCGGGACATGATCTCGGCCAGCAGGCGGCCGAGTTCGGCTATCTGCATCTGGTCGTCGGTCTGTGTAAACGCCTGCTGCATCGCCATCTGCTCGGCCGCCCTGGCCTGCGCAGCGGCGTTCATGCCGGCGTCAAAGTCAGCGTCGGACGCACCCGGCCCGAAGCCAGTCTGCATCTGCTGAAGGAGGGCCTGCTGATCGCCCGGCATACCTTGCATGTCGGACGGCATACCTGCTCCGGCCATCTGCGGCAGAGCGCCGCTGGCCTGACCCGGACCGGGCGGAGGGGCTGGTACAGGCATGGGAGGCCCGCCGGGAGGGGCCGCCAGGGGCGGTGTGCCGGCGGGACCCCCCATGCCAGGTGGCCCACCCACCCCCGGGGGCACCGGGGGAGAAGGGGTAGGCGGTGGTTCCATTGCGGTCGGCGGGGCGCCCGGAGGACCCATGGCCCCGGCGCCGGGAGGAGGCGGAGGAGGAGCGCCGAGGCCACCGGCCAACTGATCCATGATGTTAGCAGCACCGGCTGCGGAAGTGCCGGGGATGGCCGGCCGCTTCGGCTTGCCGTCCGAGCCCTTCTTGCGGGTGCCCTCGGAGTTCTTACCCGGGCGGGGCGGGCGAGCCCTACCGCCGGGCTTCTTCGAGGACGCTCGCTTCTTGGACTCGGCCATGGCTGGAGCCTACAGCAGTCAGCGCTTGGGTCGCCTCGACAGGATCCGTTGGACGGTCGCCTCAGCGTCGGACATAGGCGGTGGCAGCGGCATCGGCTGCCCGTCTTCGTAACGCCAGGACATCTCCACCGTCACGGTGACGTGCTCGCCCACGCCCTCCCGAATCACCTGACCCAAGCTGCGGCGAAGGGCGCCGGCCATGAGTTCGTTGGGCGGGCCGGAGACCTTCGCCGTGAAGGTGTAGGTGGTCAGGTCGTCTGCCATGACCTGAGCGTATCAGTTGTCCCGAGCGGAGAGCCCGTCAGCGACGTCCGGGGAGACCTGAGCGATGACAACGGTGTCGGCGCCCTCGATGTCGGCCAGGAGCGGGTTGGCCCAGTTGACGTACGCCTCGAACAGGCTCATGATCGCTGTGGCGCTGGTCATGAGCGAGTTGCCGACGACCGGATTGTACTGGCCGATCATCTGGATCTGGGTCAACAACCGGAGCATCTCGGCGTTGAGCACGTCGTAGAAGTCGGGAATGTTCTCGGGGTTGGTCTGATCAGGCATCGTCATCGTCATCCTCCAGTTGGTTGGGGTCATCGAACAGGCTACCGGCTGGACGGAAGCTATCCCCGCACTCGCAATCTCGGGTGGCTTCGCCGCAACCTTGGCACACCTGGACCACGGGACGACGACGCTCAGCCGGCATCCTCATCGTCCAGGTATGACAACAGGGCCAGGCGTACGTCCAGCACCACGTCCAGGACCTCATCGACACCGACGAAGCTGCGGCCGGCGAAGTCCCGGATGGCCTGGTCGACGACAGCAAGGGCCTTGGCGGTGTCTGGGCTGGCCCAGGTGACCGAAGTGAAGATCTTGTCGTCGGGAGTGGTACGAGACCGAACGTGGTTGCGGTTGGCGCTGGCGATGGCGCTCTGAAAGCGGGCGATCGGGGTGTACTCGGACACGTTACTCGCCACCTTTCTGGACGTAGTTCTTAACGAACTCCTCAGCGTTGACGATGAGAACCTCGTCGATCTCGGCCAGGAGATCGTCCAATTCGGCGAGATGGTCCACGTCCTGGGCGGGCGCTGAAGCCGGTGCGCTTCCATGCTCGCCTCCAGCATCATCGCCCTGTCGCTCCACTCGTCCTCGGTCACGGTGCACCCTCGCTTGTTCGGCCATGATGGATACAGCCTACAGGGTCAGTTCGATGGTGACTTCGGCGGGGTCGATCCACCGCAGTCGCTTGGTGCCGGGGACGAGTTCTATCTCCTTGCGGGCAGTCAGTTCCTTGATGGCGTGCGGCAGCACGGACATCTGGCCGGCGGTGAGGATGGCCTGGAACCGACCCACAGCCAGGCCGTCGTCGCCGTGCCGTTGAAGGATCTGGACCACCCTCTGCTCGACGAACTGCTGGTAGTCCTTGCGATCGTCACGGGCGACAGCCTGGATTCTCGCTCGGTCGGCGTCACGCTGAAGGGTCTTGCGGTGCTCGGACTCCTCCTGGGCCTGGACCTGCTTGCGCACCCAACCCCTGACCAGCGTGGAGGTCTTCAGCAGGGTGGCAGAATGCCGCCAGTCGCTTTCGGTGACCTTGATGCGGCCGTGCAACAGGGCGAGGAGGGCGGCCTGACGCATGGCGATCAGGGTGGCGTGGGCGTCGAACGGGTCGATGATCCGGTCGCCGAACCAGATCTCCTCGCTCCGCTCCTCGATGACGGTGCGCACTGACGAGGGGAACTCGATCTCGCCGGTGCGGTCCCAGTAGGGACGAATCTGGAGGGCGCCCGGCCAGCCTTTCTTGCGGGCTGCACGAACTTCGGGCCGGACGTCCGGGCCGGGGCCGGCGGAGGCCCACACGAAGCGCTGCGGGGTGCCTCCGCCGACCTGGCCGAGGAGGTGGCCGGCGTGCTCGGGCTGGTAGCCGACGACCATGCCGATTGAATAGGAGCGGGGCGGGA